AGACAGCCCTGCATCCTCTGATTTAGACGGTTATTTCCATCACCTCATCCGCATAGCGGTTAGGAGAAAAGAATTTCCAGCAATATTCACCGAAAATCCTAGTCTCATGTCCGAACACGGGTATCTTGATAAGTATAGTGCTTTACTTGCTTGTCTAGGTACGTGGGAGGCTACCTCCACTACAAACAAGAGTAGCGACCATAAAGCGTTGGGTTTGCGTAAAACGTCCAAGAAAGCATGCCAAAAAGTGACAGGGGGGAAGAACCCACCCCCGCAGAAGCAACTGGCTCATGATCTCCGTTCCTTAGGAGATGGAATGAGGCAGGCTAGTGCAGCTTTCATGGGTGTTATTGAGCCTCTTAAGATTGACTACCCCAAGTCCAAGGGTAAGTTGAAATGGCTCGGTAGCCTGGTTCACCAGGCAAAATGGTTCCTGCTATTTTCTCTCAGTGAGAACTTTGAGAAATGGTTGAAGTCGGATCTCCAACTTCTTCAGGCAAGAGCTATGGGACGCGGGTTGAGAGGAAAACCCATAATCCTCTCGGGCCTTACATGGAAACGTATCAAGACGCTCGCCGCTCGGGCGAACACTGGTAATAAACGTGCAGCCTATCTGATTCGAAGTATCTACGAATCGAAACGTTGCTGGCACACTCTTCCAGTCAGTCGAGAACTTTCTGCTATGAAGGCCCATAAAGAAAATATGTCCACAGAGGGGGAGATCTCACAGAACGCAGCCTATTGGATCAGGCGTGCGGTAGATCTCATAGTACCCCCCGTTGGCAGTAGACATCACATTCCTTTTAGGGAAGGTCGGTGCGTGCCAACGCACTCCTCATGCTTCCAGCGCACGAAAGCCGCCGGAGGCAACCACACTGAAGTGGCTATTGAACGTGAGGGGATTGTTAGCTTTCCGGCATTGATGGACAATTTCTCCAGGGAACAACAGTACATTTGTGCTGTGAACCGGAGGAGTCATCAAGTCATTTACCATTCTATACCAGAACCCGGTAAGTACAGGATTATTACTAAGGGTCCCGCGAACCTATATACTACGGTTCGCCCCTTTCAAAGGTACATCCTGAACTGTTGGAAACGGAGTCGTTTCGGGACGATGTCGCCAGACTTTGATATACTGTATCATGAACGTATGTTCTTCAGTAAGGATTTCGAAGGCAGCCCGGACGACGGAGAGAGTTATTGTTCTGCGGATTATGATGCCGCTACCGATAAACTTAAGATGGCAGCTACTCAAGTCTGCATTAGTAGAATTTTGGAAAACCTCGGTTGGAGTCAACTCCACCCTAAGTATGCCGAGCTCTACTGTTGCGTCAAAGAGTGTCTGTCACCCGCCATTATTTGGTACCCTGACGGCGAAATTATTCGTCAACGGGGAGGACAACTGATGGGGAATCCATTGAGCTTTCCCCTCCTTTGTATGATCAATCTTAGCTGTTATATGAGGCTAAGACGTTTTCCGGAACGGGAGAATTACCGTTACCTGAAAACTAGGCTTTTTGTTAATGGAGACGATATCGTCTTCAGAGGAAGCGAGGCGGACTTTGACCTTTTTAAACAGTATGCAGGAGATGTAGGACTCGTGATAAATACGTCTAAAACGTATATTCATAAGAAATACTACCTGTTAAATTCTGTTCTAGGTATCAAAGGGAGTACCGTTGGTTATTACAACCGAGCACTTGCGTTAGGACATCGTGTTAAGAGTGAACCTTTAAGGCTCATCTCTCAGGCACGACTTGTGCAAGCCAAGTTGCTAGAAGGGAACCCGCCTGAGTTCCAGAAGAAGCTTATGACGATTTTCTATAGAACTCTTCGTGAGAAGATGAAGAAAATTATACCAAATACAAGGGACCATCCGGCCTATTTTCTGCCGAAGAGATTTGGTGGACTAGGTCTCCGAGAGTTGAGTGGCAAGCAGTTTTACTTAACCAACAGACAAAGGTCTGTGGCCACCTACCTTTTACAAAACCCCCACGAAGCTTATTTTTTAGAAAAAGCAGGAGATGAATTTAATACCTGCAAAAAGGCGCTTGAACTTTTTAAGCGTCTCAGTCCCCCGACAACTCTCATAAGAACAGAAGAGTTAGCTGAATTCTTACTTAAAGGTCGAGACGATCTGATGGTCATCGATTCAAAGGCGAGAGAAAGCCTTTTACTTAGATGCCTCAGCACGTTCGCTTGGTCCAAGGAAAGAACAACAAATGTACCCCATACATTGAGGATACACAAAAAGCTGCCAGACAAGATGCTTGGTTCGGCTATGAAAAGCCACAAGATACTTGCCTTAATCAACGATTATGCAGAAGTTATAGATTGTCACGTGCCCTCTTCAAGGGCAAAGAACGTAACACTTAATAACTATACAATTGAAGAACTTTTAAATAGACCATGCCAAAAAGAACTAATGGCAAAAGTAAGAATACCGGAGGGCGTATCGTCCTCAGGACTGGAGGAGTGAAGAAGAAGAGGAGGCCATTGGCCACCTCGGGCTATGAAGAAATCATAGTCCCTGCTGCAGAAAGCAGCGTTGTTAAGACCAGACGTCCCAAAATGAATTACAGTGAGGAAGGAAACCTTACCGTAGAACACAGGGAGTACTGGCATGATATAAGTGGAAGTACGGGGGAGTTTACCCTCGAAACCTTCGCCCTAAATCCTGGGCTAGAGGAGGTCTTTCCGTGGCTGGCACAGATTGCCGGTCGCTTTGAAAAGTACCGCTTCCACAAGGTCTGCGTTAAGTACGCGTGTAATTGCTCAACGAGCACACCCGGATTTGTAGGCCTGGCCATTGACGACGATGTCGCTGATGAAGATCCAGGTAATAGATCCGAGCTCTTGGCAATGGAGGGAGCAGTCACTGGACCTGCCTGGCATGAAATGGAAACATACATGCCTCTCAGGTCGAATAGGCAGTGGCGTTATACGAGGGTGGGAGACTACCCTACTGACACGGACCCCAGAACAAGCGACGCAGGAAAGATATTTATTGCGAACGGGAATCAGACTGCCACCAGTGGTATTGGATCCTTTTGGATCGACTACAAGGTGGAGTTATCTGTACCCCAGCTGCATATAAGCCCCCCCTCTTGTGCGATTAGTAGTGCGGTTGCCAATAAGATCTTTGGTACCACGGCTTCTATCAATCAGATAGGTACGGCTGTCAGTGTCTCCTCTGAGGACCAACTACTCTTTAAAAGAGCAGGAGAATACCTCGTAGAGATTATAGGCACTGGAACCTCCCCGGTTTTCACGGGAGATCCAGTCGTAACCAACGGAGGGACTGTATTTTCAGTTGCAAATCTTTCAAACGCCTCTTATGTAGCGGCGTCATGGATAGTGAAGGTGTTTGTCGGCACCGTCTTGAACTTCTCGGGCATTCTATCGTCCGGTTCTCTTTCGAGTACCGCGACTCAGTTCGCTTCACGGAAGTACGAGCTTTAAACCAACTCAAAGACACTAACCATCAGGGCTCTAAAGGGCTCTTAGTTCCTTTATGTAACTAGATAAG